TTGCTTCAAGTTTGTTAAAGCGTTGGTCAATGTGGTTTGTAATGCGATCCACTTCTGCTTGAGTAACGTTATCACGGGCAACCTCCTCGCGTGTCTTGTTTAAGAGAATGCTTATACGAGCAAGCTCCCTGAACTTTTCGTTCATCATGTAGGCAAACAATCCCATCACTAAAGACAGAATAGCAGACCATGCGGTGTTTAGATCTAACAATTCCAAGCCCTCAAAGATTTATTGATCCGTGAATTCGGGTCGTTGGCTGTCTTGGCGCTTGTTAACTTCTTCTTCATGCCACTCATCCTTGCACAAAAGGAGTCGCGCCGTGAGCCGCCTTCCGGCTGGGGAGGTTTCAAGTTCATACCTTGCGCTTTCGCGGAGGCCCGTCCCTTGGCGTTTAAACCACCCTTCTCGGACTTGCCTTCTTTCCTCTGCCATGCTGGAGACTTAGCCATAGAACACCACTGCGGTACAGTTAGCACCAATTGTTACAAGCAAGCTTGTTTCACAAAGTACGCCTTCACCCGGAATCCAAATGTCATCCGAAGCTTGCCCCGCAATAATAAAAGTAAACAATGTAGTTGCACCATCTTTGACAGCAATACTGGTAGCACCAGAGGTGCTGTACCAAATGCCTTTAAAACGAGCGCGTCCATTGAACACGGTAGTAGTTGCGTTAGCTACGCAATCTTTACCGATTACATCTGTCTGCATCATAATCAATCTCCTTTAAAAAAGGGGCCGAAGCCCCTTGGGTTGATTAGGAGTTAGCGAATGGCGTGGCAACAGTGCCTGTGCCTAACACCATGCCAGTGACCATGTACTTGTTAGCGGCAATGGCAACGATTTGAACCCATGAACCTGCAACACCACCAGTGGTAGTACCGTTCAGGTTAATGAAGTCATTAGCAGCAGCGGCGTTAAGTTCAGGTTAATGAAGTCATTAGCGGCGGCGGCGTTAAAGCCAACCAATGCTGCGCCGTCAGTGTCAGCGTCGTTCATCACAATTGTGCCAACGCACTTGTCAGTACCGTTAGTGCCAATCTTCAACGAGCTAGTGGCGATTGTTGTAGGAACCCAGATGGTGTAAACAACACCTTCGTTGTTTGCTGTGCTTGGGTCTTGACCGGGGCCAGATGTGACGGAGTTAGCCGATGTGTTAATAGCTGGCAATGTCAAAGTGACTGCTGCTGCCAAAGAACCGCCAACAGAAATAATGCGACCGCCATGAGCTTCTGGGCTTAATGTGGTGCTTGCTGTGATTTCAACAATAGTCGCTGGGCCTTGTTGATAGATGCCGCCCAATGAACGAACTGGGCCTTGAAACGTAGTGCGTGCCATGATGTATTCCTTACATGCAAGTTTGGGTGTTCTGTCTGCATGTCGTCAGCCGGGACTGTCAGAACACCGGATAAGCCCGGATTAACATGTTTATACCACTGTGTTTAAACCAATGCAACAAAAAAAGGGGCCGAAGCCCCTTTCTTTTTTTTGATGCCTATTAGGCTCCGGGTGAACCGAAGATGCGAAACGCGGAGTTCGGTTTCGAGCAAACGTGTAGCAACGAACATTAAAGAAGGGGGAACAATCAACTTACGGGGCTTAGCAGCGATCAGCAAGCTACGCTCATCTGTCCAAGCAGCGATCTGAATAACGGCATTCTCAAGAGAAGTCTCATTCAAGTCGGAAGGAGTAGCTGGAGTGTTACTGTTCGTGCCACCAGAAACCAAGGGGTGAGCGGTAGAGCAAAGCACCACGCCGTCGCCGTATGTTGGGCCGCCAGTGAAGGCGTTGTTCAACACAAAAGCGGCTTTAACCTGCTTGGTGTAAGCCATACCACGGGCCAAAGCCTTGGTATAACGTGAAGACAAGCTGTCATACAAGTTATCTTCCACTGCTTCCTCTGTGATGGAGAAGCCCATCGCAATGGTTTCGTGGGTGTAACGTGCAGTGAATGCTTCCTGTGCATTGTCATAAGCGATGGCAGAACCCTCGTTTTTGACTGGTGCAGCAGCAAAGCCTGACAGTTTTGTCTCTTCTTCAAAAGAACGCTCAGAAGTCTCTGTTTCGTAGATTTCTTTGTGCTCTTCGCCGTAGCGTGCATACTCAAGGCCGAACAAAGCGTTCAGGCCGGGAAGCAACTCTTTAAGTAGTTGTGCGCGTGAAATAGCCATGATTTAGCTCCTTAGATGCCAACGGCGTTAGTGAAAGCAGAAGCGCCGGGATTGAACTTCACAAGCACTTCAGTGTATGTGTCGGTCAATGGGGAGGCGAAACCAATGATCTTGAACGCAGCGGCAGTCGTTACAACTGTGCTCTCCAAGGCGCTGGTAGAGTTACCTGTACGGGTAGAACCTGTAGAAGTAGACTGTGCAGCAGCAAAGAAGGTGTTTGCGCCAAGAGCGGCTTGAGTTACTTGGCCATCCAATTGAGCTTGGAAAGTAACGTTAGGGTCAGTGATCACGTATGCAGTCACCACGCCGGTTGTGCCGGAGGGGTAGTACTGGCCGTAAATCTGCTGGCCTTGTGAGTTGATGTATGAAGCACCAACAAACACGCCCCAAGCACCAATACTAGAGCCACCAAGGTTGTTGGTAGTCAAGTCTGCGCCAGTAGCGGTAGACAAAGCGATATAACCGTCTGCATCGATGAGAACTACTTGACCATAAAACAAGTTAGTTCCAGCGCCGCTGGTTGGGTTAATCAAATACTGACTCGTAGCACCGGCATAAGGCATACCGTCGTTACGATTGATGGGGCGTAGCCCATAGGGAGCATTGGTAGTTGACATTTAAGTCTCCAAAAAATTTAATTACCGTCTTCCGAAAGTTACCTCAGAGCTTCGTTCTTTGAACAAAGGCATCTTAGGATGGCTTTCGCGCATGTAGGTGTTGTCTACTGACTGCATCTGCCCGTCAGAAATTTTCTGATAGTGGGCGTTCCGCTGGTCAACAAACTCAGAAGGGGTCTTGCAAAGCAACAGTCCACCAATCTCAATTCCATCTGGAAAGCGCCCGTTAGGGTTGCTCAACAGTTGGAGTCGGGGTTGATCTGCGGATTTGACAGGCTCCCAACCTTCGCGTAATTTTGAAGAAATGTTTGACGGATCAGGATTGTTTAAATTAGCAAGGCGAATCCACCTGAATGCCCAACCAGCTTCTGGTTCGGGATCTGGCAGCAACGAAGCGGGAGCCCATTTCGAAGGGCGCTCAAAACTTGCACGGGACTCTGTAGCTCTTTTTTCACGAATTTGTTCAGCCATTTTCATTCCTTCTCAATATTGCGACCTCACGAGCATAGCGTTCCAAAGGAAGGCCTAGCCGCTTGGCAATAGCCACTTCCGAGGCAGACAATGTGATCTTTTTAGGAGCCACACTGCGTGTCGCAGAAGCAACAACGTTTGATTTCCTACGCTGCGTCGTATCAGCGGGTTCCGCAGACTCAAACTTATCTGGGAACACTTGACGCAATCTACCGTTGATGCGTCTGTAGTATTCGTCACTCTGAGGATCCATGCCCTCATCGTTAACCAGCTTTTCATGCACCGCCAGAGCGAATCCGGTCATTTCCTTGTCAGTACCAAACCATTTATTGGTTTTTTGCCATTCAACAGCTTTAGTATCAACGCGGGGTGCTTGCTGATATTCGGGTTGTACAACAGTTTTTTCCTCTTGTAAAGGGGCAGGCTTAAAATTGTTTACACGCTCCGCTTTCATCTTGGCGGTGGTCATGTCCTCCTGAGCCTGTACTAAAGCATCTGCGTCCCCTGACTCGTATGCTGCTTTGTACCGGTCTTTGGCTTCTTTGACCTCTTGTGCAACAACCCTCTTAGCCTGCTCCAGTAGAGCGCTTTGACTGGTGTGTACGTTATTTTTCAGTTTCTGATTTTCTTCATAAACTGCCTGAGCAATGCGAATTGCCTCCTCTTTCTCGCGTATCGCAGCCTCTTTCGCCCTGCGTTCGTCGTGATAACCCTTGGTAAATTCACGAAGTTTGTTGCGATCTTTTTGAGAATAAGCGGCTAATTCTTCATCTGTTGGCTCTTGCGGAGGAGTTTCCATGGGCGTTCTGCCCTTGTCCTCATCCGGTGTGTCATCGACGATCTCTATTTCCGGCTCTTCTTTGACCTCTTCAGGCTCAGGCTCTACGACCTTGCTGCCCAAACGGCTCTGTTTTGCCTCGATTTCATCGGGAAACTCAAATTCTGTATTTTCCATTTCAGCCATGGTTTCTCCTTAGTAAGGACGTTGAATGCCGCGAGGATCTTGGACTACCGCTTCTACGCTGTCGTCGTTGATCAAACGCCACTCAGTACCATGGATCTTCATTCTTGTACCGCTGTTCGGGCGTGTAATGATGAAGTCTCCGACCTTGCATGACGCTCCTGACGGGAATCGTTTCTCGTCTTTAAACGCATCTGGGCCGATTTTTGCCACAAACAACACGGGAGAAAGAATCTCTTCGTGGTGCATCATGGTTGCGGATTTCAAGATTCCGCTATCACCCATCTCTTCTTCTGCTTTCGGAAGCATGCAAAGGAGGTGATATGTCGAGGGATCGGGCACTTGCTTTGCCTTCTCCTCGTTGGATTTGTTGAGCACGCCCGACAAATCAACTGCACTGACATCGTATTCAGTCATCTTCATATCTTTCAAGTTTTCGAACAAGGTCAACAATTAAAGTCTGTGCGTACAGTAGACCCCGAATTTGGCC